ATCCGAACAGGCCGGACAGGAGAGGCACCAGGGTGATGCCGATGAGGGCGACACCGCCGCCGGCCATTAACTGTTTCATTCCCTGGGACTTCGCGCCGGGGTTATCGTTGCCGTAACCTTCCAACAGGTTGATCGCGCCCCAGATACCGAGACCGGCACCGAGCGCCACGACGAGGGTCTGCAGTACGCCGACCGCTGAGTTGAAAAATGCCATAGGTCATTTCCTCCTTTTTGACTGCGGGGAACTTCCCCGGATGATAGGGTTAAAAAACAAAAAATGCCCTCGTCCCGCATGTGCACCTGTGGGAAAAGGGCATAGAAATAACCAGGTCACTGTTGTCAGCGCCTGGCTATGTAAAAGAGAAAATGAAGGTGACTGACGGGATTCGAACCCGCATGAGGCGGATCCACAATCCGCTGCATTACCATATCTGCCACAGTCACAGTATCCCCGGCACGAATCGAACGCGCATCCGATGGTCCGTGGCCACCTGGTCTATCCGTTAGCCTACGGGGACTTAATGGGCATGACAGGAGTCGAACCTGCTTCTTACGGTTTAAAAGACCGCTGCAAAGCCGTTTTGCTACATGCCCGGATGTCTCATACAGGATTCGAACCCGTATCGGAGGATTAGAAGTCCTCTGTCCTTTCCATTGAACGAATGAGACGCGGCGGCCATCGGGCTCGAACCGATATCGCAGGATCCAAGGTCCTGAGTGCTGCCATTACACCAGGCCGCAAGTGCACAGATGGATTCGAACCATCCCGGACGGTTTTGCAGACCGCCATGATCACCAGATCCTGCGCACAAAAACAAGGAACGCGCACGCTTCCCGCGCACGAGATGGACAGTGTTCGAGTCGAACGAACTCCTGCGGTGCTTCAAACCGCCGCTGCTACCGAGTCAGCTTACTGTCCGGATCACCCCAACGGGACTCGAACCCGTATCTCCACCTTGAGGGGGTGGCCACCTATTCCGATTAGTTGATGGGGCGAGAATGACTCCAGTGAGATTTGAACTCAACATTTCAGCCTTGAAAGGGCTGCGTCCTGACCGATTAGACGATGGAGCCATGTGGGCCGCCAGGGATTCGAACCCTGATCTGACAGATTAAGAGTCTGCTGTAATAACCGTTATACGAGTGACCCGAAGCAGCCCCCGCAGGATTTGAACCTGCAATCCCAGAGTCAGAATCTGGTGTGTTGCCGTTACACCAAAGGGCTAAGAACAGATCCGTTCGGGTATGATCCGAAATCTGAGGTTTTGGAGACCTCTATGCTTTCCGTTTACACCACAGATCTAAGCGGTGACTTACTTCGTCACCAGAATATCGTTGATGGAAACCCCGAGCAGCATGCTGAGCGCCAGCATGTTGTCGATGCCGGGCAGGGCGTCACCCCTCAGCCACTTGTACATCGTGCTCATATCCGCGATGCCGAGTGACCTTCCGACATCCGCGATGGAGTTCCCGCTGGTCCTTATCAGGTTCCTTATATTCGACCCGGTTCCCACCGGATCGATGACCGGATAATCCATTTCCTTCACCATTCCTTTCCAACAAAAAATACCGCTTCCTCCGGTCAGGAAAGCGGTATCTCACTGTCGTATGGGTATCCGGATGCTGTTACGTATCCATAGGGGTCCCCCTTGTTACGGGCATGATCTGCTTTTCTGACACGGGCATGACAAATTGGCGTTCCTGGCAGAACCAGAACCGCTTCTCTTCATGTCTATGCTGTTTGCAGATCATCACGTAAAGCATGGTTTTCTTCTCCTTCGTAGATTTCGCCGGCACTCCGGCCGACAATGCCATTGTAAAACTCCTTTTTCCGTCTGAACAGTGTCCGTGCGGGACACTCCGTTGCAGAAGCCGGATTCGAACCGGCATATCACACCTTATGAGGGTGCTGCCTTCCTGTCGAGCCATTCTGCAAAAAATCATCAAAGATGATTTTCCGCGGCAGTCGCCAAATGGACATGCAAGCATGTCCGCTTGGCTCGTTGCTTCGCGAGAGTAGCGGGTACAGGAGTCGAACCTGCTATCTTCAGCTTATGAGACTGAAACTGGTAATTCCGTTCCACCCACCCGCAAAGCCCGTACCGGGAATCGAACCCGGATCATCTGCTTGGAAGGCAGATGTGCTGGCCGTTACACCACACGGACAAAAGCAAGTAACGGGACTCGAACCCGTAAATCCGCCCTGGCAGAGCGGTGCGTTGCCATTACGCGATACTTGCATATAAGAGCTTCCCGTCGGATTCGAACCGACAGCCTGCTGATTACGAAACAGCTGCGCTTCCGTTGCGCCAGAGAAGCATGATCGGAGCTGCAGGAATCGAACCTGCATCCTCTGCGTATAAGACAGGTGCCCTCCCATTGGACGAAGCTCCAGAAAAACGGGAACAGCAGGGATCGAACCTGCGGCCTTCCGGTTAACGGCCGGACGCTCTACCATCTGAGCTATACTCCCATATGATTATTACGCTGCCGGCTGCAGCGGCAGCCTGGGCTTATTGCTCAGGCAACCGCTATCGCCTCATATCTCTTGGAATTGATGACCTTTTCCATCGCTTCCACCGGATTCAATCCTACGCACTGCATAACCTGACAGAACACCGCAGCGGACTGGCCGCTCACCAACTGCACGCCGATACGGCTCTTGTCGGCATGAAAGACATCGTTCCGGCTGGCTACATTCCAGAAGATGATGTTCGGGATCTGATAACTATGGTCTCTGAACCTCTGCGCCATCTTCTCATAAAATGTCCAGTTACGGTCTCCGCAGTAATCGATTTCCATATCGGAGATGACGATCAGGGACTTCGGCATGTCTTCTGCGGAAACATGGTTCCTGACCGCGATATCCAGTACATGCTGAAACGCCGCCTGCAGGTTGGTGTTGCCCTGCCAGTCGTTCATGTTGATGCTCCCGATCTTCTGCGCCAGGGTCTCACCCTTCAGCACCTGGATACGGGAAGTCCCGGAGAAGGACATGAACATGTTGTGGTAGGCACCGGTATTCCTTTCCGCGAAGTACACTGCCAGGCCGACCGACGTTGCCATAGGTCTTCCGTACATGGATCCGGAAGTATCCGCAATGACAAGGGCATTTGTACCCTTCTCCACGTAGTCAGGCAGCTGACGCCACTGGGCTTCCAGCGCAGGATCCTCCATGATCGCGCATCTGCCCCAGCCCATCTGCATGACCTTCTCCACAATGTCATATGGATACAGGGTGGCAGAGTGGATGGCCTCTTCGCCGGTCACAGCCTTCCGGATAAACTGCCCGTAACGCTCCGGGTCGTGCTTCATAAAAGCATTTCTATAGATCATCATCGCCCTGGAAGGGACCGCAGAGTAGCGGATTTCGTCCCAGCGGCCGGCGGACATCAGCGCCTCCACGATACCGATCTGCTTACGCATCGCACGGACCAGACGCTTGAACTCATATACGGAGTAGCCAAACTTCTGCGCCGTCAGGATGCCGAGCTTTCTGGTATTCTCGGAAGAAGCATCCGCCGTCTTGATCCACTTTGCCAGCAGGGAAATGGCATTGCCTTCCTGCAGGTTCCTGCGGTCTTCCTCAAACTGCTTCTTCATGGCAGCCCACATCTCGTCCTCCAGAGGTGTGCCGATCAGGCAGTACAGGTCATCGTAACGACCATACACACCGACCAGATCCAGGTTCAGCCGCAGGGCTTCCGGATGCTTCTCCGCCATGAACTGCAGGAGGGTGCGAAATGTCTGTCTTTCTCCCAGACCACCCCTGACGTCACGAGCATAGAACGCGATCTTTGTCGCGAACAGCGGATCGGCCTTCCAGGCTTCGGAGAAAAGACGGTTGATCCGCTCTTTCTCAGCAGTCCTCAAAGAACCGATGGTTCCAAAGAGATCCAGTCTGGCGTCTCCGGTCGTATTCAATGCCACCGCACCGTTTTCCGTTCTTGTAAATACGGCATTCATCTTTGCCGCTTCAGCGAAATTCATTGTCGTTTCCTCCTTCCCGCTGTTATCATTCATGACCCTGTAAGTTACGGATTCGAACCGCTCAGCAGATTATAAGTCTGGTTTTGCCAATATACTTTGCTGTGAGGGTCACATGTTCAGGACACCTGTTGTTCCGACGCCCCTGTGGGCATGAAATAAACAATGATTGCAGTCTGTGTCCCATATCCAGGATGCCGTGTTTTCATGATTAAAAGTCATGTGCTTTTTACAGAAGCTGTAGTTTTGCTGTTTGCATCCCAAAGCCGGTGGATTGGATTTGAACCAATGACCTTTGCGTCCCTCTTGAGGATTGCTGTTAAAATCCCGAGCAGGATTTGTTTTCAGCGCGATGCTCTCCCAACTGAGCTACCACCGGCGCGTCGAAGTGAATGGAATTGCACCATTGACCTTCCGCGTATCAGACGGTTGTTCTGCTGACTGAACTACACTTCGATGATTGAAAACGTCGGATTCGAACCGCGCTTCTGCGTCCCAGGCGCAGCGTGCTCCCATTACACCACGTTCTCAATAACAGCCTCAGCGGGAATCGAACCCGCGCCCTCGGATAGACAGTCCGGCGTACTGACCACTATACTATGAGGCTATGTATCCCGTGCGGGCCGGCGTATTCCGGCCCGCCTTCTCTATGATCAATATTTCTTTTCAACCGCACTTTCTTGCGGCAATGTCCACAACTACGATCTCATCCATGGTTACCCCCAGCATGGCTGCCAGGATGACCAGGTTGTCGATGGTCGGCATGGCAGTCCCGTGGATCCACTTGTAGATTGCCTGCGGAGTCGCAAAACCAAAGACCATCTGCATGTCTCTTACGGTCAGACCGGCCTCAATCCTCAGCCTGTCGATGTTCTGTCCGGTTGCGACAGTGTTGACGAAGGGAATCTCCATCTTTTCGCACCTCCTATGTTCCGGCAGCGCCGGCACAGGAAGTGCCGGTCATGCTGCCTGTTTTCTTTTCCTCAAATACGATTCCTGTTTTGCTCCTGCTATCTCCCCTGACGGGAGAAGGCCCTTATCACTATGACTGGGTGAATATCTTTTCATCTGCGATTTCTCCTCAAGGATTTCTCCAACATCTCGCGGCTGAGCCGCTCGATGTCCTTGCCTGTCGAATGCGTGCTCATGCAAGCATGGCACGCGCTCTCCAGGCTTAAAGCAACAAAAAACCGCCTGTCTTCTCGGACAAGCGGCATTCTCAGCAGTATTTACGCTTTGATTTATCTGGTTATTCCAGTATACGTAAAGAAACACCTGGTCCCAGATATCCACTTTGTCCGGCCTGAATAAGGCATGCCGTATTAAACCGTTCAACTTTATCAGCTGACGGCATACTAATACCCAGAAGATCGCACTGGCGATATATGCATAATGTGTTCAGCGTATGTCTCTGCAGCATTGCCTTTCCTTTCCGGACCTGTGGCCCTGTTATTCTACCGCCCAATATAACATGCAAAAAACAGTTTGTCATTAAACTTCTGGTATAAAATCGCGAATAATCGCGAGCTGTCAGCTTTTGCTGACAGTAAACGCAGACAGCAGGTCTCGATCCTGCATGCCGGTCACCCGGCCCCTCCTTAGCGGGGAGGTGCTTTTGCCAGTTCAGCCATGTCTGCAAAGCGCTGTGAGAGGGACTCGAACCCCCAGTCCGCCTGCGCGGATCACCGGTTTTCAAGACCGGCCCATTACCAGTTGTGGCATCACAGCGAAGTACCCGGAGCGGGATTCGAACCCGCAAGCTTGTTAGGCACATGAGTCTGAGTCATGCTCGTTTTCCAAGTTCCGGCATCCGGGCATATAGTACAGGAGGAGGGAATCGAACCCTCAGAACTCTGTGTTTGAAGCAGATACGTATTCCAGTTCCGTCACTCCTGCATAAGTACCTCTGGTGAGATTCGAACTCACAGTGGATCTTGGTCCGGCCCGGGTCCTTAGCCCGGCGCATATACCGTTCTGCTACAGAGGCTTATAAGTACTCCCGGAGAGATTCGAACTCTCACTGAACCGGGTTTAAGCCGGCGCCCTCTTCCAATTGGGATACGGGAGCAAAGTGGGCAGGGAAGGACTCGAACCTTCGGTGTTTCTCGTGTAACGGATTTACAGTCCGCCGCCCTCGCCGCTAGGCATACCTGCCCAAAATAAAAACCGCCTGCGTGGAGTTTCTCCAGACAGACGGCTGATGGTCTATGAATCTTCAGATGAAGCTCATTTATGCCTTCGTTTTACCGGAGTTTTCTCACACGCCAAATCGACCTTGCTGCCGTCAAGCAGAAGGGACAGATAAAGAACGTATGAGCTCGATAAAACATTGATGCACTTCATCTTTGCAAACCTTTCCTTTCGTAGATTTCTGTACAGAGCATAACCGATCCGGATCGGTTTGTCATTCTACCCGTAGTATAAATACCCTTCATTGTGCAGACCAAGGATAGGAGTTCCCAAGAGCTCGTCCATAAAACGTCCCAAAATGTAGGACCAACTCTGTGGCTTCTATATCACTTCCTCATCGAACTCCAGGGACTCATCCATGTCCTCATCCGTCAGATCCATCGGATCCTCATCATCAAACAGATCTTTCTGTTCAGATTCTTTTTCCTTTTTGGGCTTTTCATATAGATTCCTGATGAGAAGCCTGTGAGAAGAACCGGACTTTTTCCGGCCGTTGTATTCTAGGACCATTACCTCCGCGACTCCCATCATGCCCGGCCTTCGCTCTTTTGCATTCCTGATAAGCTGTTTGATGGAAAGAGCACTAAGCTTTTCCTTAAACGTGTCGTCATTCAGGTTATCCCCGTAAACCACTATCAGTTTTGCGATCGCGTTAAGGATATTTGCCGAGAATGAGTTTGCTTCCCCTTCCCATGTGGCTATACAAAGACGGAGTACATGGTCCAGCACATGGTACCCATATTTTGCAAAAATGGATTCCAGCGTGGAAACAGCGCATATTTCTCCCGTGCTTCTGGTATGGCCGACTTTCAGGCCGTAGGATTCAACCAGGTCCCGGATAATCAGCTGCTGATCATTCCCGGCCTCAAGATTTGCCACAAATACTTCATAGGGACTCAGGGCTTTCACGTATTTCTGCTGATTAGCGAAAATGTCCGCTTCATGCTCATAGGAAAGATCGTCATAAATCATACACCAGACGGGTGTTTCACGGGATCCGGACACCAATGCGACTATTTCAATCGTATGCTGTCCGTTAAATACATAGTTGATTCCCTCCCGTCTGCTGACTTTTACCGGGTTAATCTGATAAAGATCAAAGTTGGAAGCGGCGCGGGCAATATGGGCCTGTGACAGGTTCCGCTGGTATTCCTGGTTCGAGACCAGGTTGCGGATCGGTATTTTTTCAAAATGAACATTCGGAACAAAACTGGCAAATTGATCCATTATGCTTCCTCCTTGATTACGGATATCATTGTTTCTATGGCGTCCTGGAGTTCTATCAGGGCGTTGCAAAGCTTAGCCCGGGCTCCTTCGGACACATTGTCCAGATTTGAGTGGACAATCCGGTCTATCGAACTGGACCAAGACGGAATCGTAAGGGTAAGACCTACCACTTCGGCATCGGGATCAAATGCAGGCATATCCTTTATGCTCGGCTGCCGGTTCTGTTCGGGTCTGATATTTGTATTTGGCGCTGCCCCCTGAATCTCGCGGCGTGTGGTCTGATATCTTGCAAACGGGTACTGGCTTTTCTCAAGTCGCATATTCAGATTGCGGATCTCTTCCGGGCTTCTTCCGGCAAGGGCCAGAACACCTTTATGGGAGATCTTATATCGTCCCGACAGTATTTTCGTGGCCATCTGCGGCTCCTTTTTTCGGATTTCCTCAATGGCACGGGAATATACGGAGTATTTCTCAACCGTCCCATGGGAAATATGGTTTTCTTCTGCAATTCTTTGCCCGGTTTTCTTTTTCGACGGTACGATCCGGCGGTCTACGTTCGGATTATATGGTTCATAAGGCAGCTCTTCAGAGTCCTCACTGCTTCCCTGATAAATCGCCCGACGCCTGGAGATGATTTTTTCGGATTCATATTGCTTTCCAATCAGGTATTTCCGGCTTTCTTCGGTCAGGTTGCGTCTCCCCAATTGGTTTGCGCAGATCCAGGCAATTGCTTCTTCACGGCAGCTGAATGATTTTTCTTCCACGGCAAACGGAATACCATGCTCCGTACAGATCTTGTACCGGTTATGCCCGTCAACAATTACGTCGTTCCATACGGAAATGGGTTCCCGACAGCCATCTGCCATGATATTTGCTTCCAGCTGGAGGTATTCATTTTTATAAAGCGGACGGATAAGATCCTGAAAGCCTTTATCTATTTTCAGCGTCCACAGCTGTTTTCCTTCCCTTACTGGCATAGGTCATCTCCTCCTTCAAATATGCGAAGCGTTTTAAAAGAGAAAACTGCCATCTTCTCCGAAGGAACAATGTTCCCGGTCATTCGGTAGCAATTCCCGTCCTTCAGATCAGGAACCAATTCTATCAGTTTATCAATGAAAGATTTGCTGTAAATCTCAATGGAGTTTGATGATTCCAGCTTCTTTCTCGGCACTTTGTGCGTCTGGTCCTTGGAAGATGACCTTGTCACTGATTTCAGCGCCACCACGGAAGAAACCGGATTGACAAGGAGCTGTATGTACGGGGGATCCCCCAGCTGATGAAGCGTAGACTTGTGAACCCTTATCCTGTACTTCTTCATATCGATTGAAAGAAGAACCATGTTTGTGTTTTGTTCTGACATTGTAACCTCCTCTGATCCGATATACTCCGCATATATCGTTCTATGCATCCAGCTGCTTCAATACCTCCTCCGGAATGGTTCCGTCCGGAACTTCCTCCGGATCACTGACAGGAGCCGAGTCCTTAATGGAATACACGGCATAACCATTTAAAATATCAACCTGAAGAGATTGTTTATGCTCGTTATATGGCAGTCCGAACTGGTTCTGCCATTCTGCGGGAAATACGGGGATCCTGGATGTCCTGGGTTTGGATCCTTCGGAAACAGTCCGCTGGTATATTTCCGTTGCCGTCAGGTCAAAAGCAATCAGCGTTTCCCCATTGGCATGTATAAGCTTGCCGAGTATTTTGTACCTGTGGTCAGGATTCCATCCCATCATGGAAAACACCTTGGCAAAGAACAGCTTACAGGTTATCTGTTTCGGTTTTCGTTTCCCCTTCGAGAGAGTACACCATGAAAAGGAGTCCCTGGCGTTCGCCGGGCAGGGCATAATGGCCAGGATCTTCGTCTCTTTATTTACAAGTACCTGGACATTATCCGAGTCCGGAAACTTCTGAATGCAAGCCGTATTCACGTAAAACTTGCAGTTGTTGAAGGTAACGGACGGCTCGTTTATATGTGCGAAAAACTCTCTCCGAACGACCTGAAAGCCTTCAAAGTTAAAGTTTTCCCCAAGATCAATGACCTCTTCGTCAGCCTCGGCCCGGCCGGACGCATCACCCTTTATTTCCACTTGTCCTTCGTTCGTTTCCTGATGCAGGACATCGGCCTCCTGGAGCATCTGGTCTATGTAATCGCGTTGTTCATTACTGTTCATTGGCTTCCTCCGTAATCGTTATTGCGCTGAGTTCCTGACGGATATATTCCTTGAGTTCCGCAAACGGCGTCACATTTATTCTTTTCCCGGTTTCAAACAGTTGCCCCTCCATCCGCAGTTTCCAGTCTTTTTCATTCTGTTCCGCAAGTGCGCTGAGCGACATTTCATGGATGTAGAACGGCTTTCCGAACGAATCCGACCATTCCTTCGGTATGGCGCGGATCCTTTTCCCGGAGGGCATAAATGGCTGAATGGAAACACTTCTGTCACCGGCGGCTTCCATCTCGCTGACCGGAAGTGCGTTTGATTTGAAAAACACCTCCGAATCGGCGGCATTAAAGATATACGCGATCTCCGTCCCCTGCTCATACAAGGTTCCGAGGATACGGTATTTGTACTCCGGGTTCCAGCCCATCAGGCTGTAGATCGTCGAACGGAATGCGGCGGTCGATATCGCTTTGGGCGACGGTCTGCCTTCCGATATATGCGAAAAAACGACCCCGTTTTTATTGGTTTTGTCCGTCGGGCGGATCGCGAATTTCTTTTCAACCGGGTTGATCAGCATTTCAATGATATTCCGAGAATCGAATTTCCTGACGCAGGCCGAACTGAATTTGACCACCTTTTCGGAAAACGATATGTACGGCCTGTTCTGTGCGTCGAAGAACTCGGAACGGGCAACTTCAAACCCCCGGAGGTCAAAATCCCCTGCGGCAAGGTGGATCTGCTGGACCGAAGGAACCGATGCGGAGTCTTCATCCGGGCTCGGATATACACTCTGGGATGCCT